ACCAGATCATCAATCGGATTACCAATATCCCCTACAAATGCGGCATTTGATGAGTCTCTTGATCGTAAAGATCGAATACCCGACAAAGCCAGATAAAAGACATCATTATCGCCAAATTCTACAACGGAGTCGGGAGCAATAGTTCCAGTGTTATTAAGAACTTGCATCTGTGCATTCTTAGTATCATCCGCATCGATAAACCAGATCTGCACCGCCTCTTCAGCAAGAACAGCAATATTATCAAAATAATTTGCGAGAGCTTTCAGATCCTCCGATCCTTTAGCGTTATTTGCTAGGTTAATGAACCCAGCTCCTACCGAACTATCGTTCCATTCGGCTGGATTATTCACTCCAGAATAATGGAGTAGACTATCCGACAAAGCATACATTTTTGTCTTAACTGGCCTGATAAAAGAACCAGGAGTATACCCATTAACAGTATTACTTGCCGCTCCTCCATCGAGAGAAGTCTGGGAAGTTGGACTAAATACACTCGTCACATTTCCAGTTTTTGTAACGACAACAGCTTTACTGTTATAACTTGTTCCAGACTCTTTTGCGATAATATTAACAAACGCTCCGACCGCTGTGGCTTCGTACTCGGGAGCTGAACCAAAATCATTTATGGCTGTTGCAATCCTTGAAGCTGTATCAGAGTGTGAGGTTTTCCATTCAACCTGAGATCCAATAATAGCAACACCATCGACTGTGATGTTTGTCACAGCGTTATCAATCCCTCCAGACATATTGGTTATACTGCCGACTGTTGCTTGTTGCTGAACTTCTACGGCTAACACATATCCATTGTAAGTAATTCCAAAAGTAGGAGCAGTTATTGTTACTGTATTTGTGGAAGCTGAAGCTGTATATCCGCTGGTCGAGGTATAACCATTGATTGCATTTGCAATATTTGTAGCTGTCGTATTGTTGTTCCCTGTGTGAGCAACAGCACTAGAAATAAGATCGACATTATTCACTCGAATAACACGAATATTATCACCAGGATTTGAGGTTCCTCCAGTAACTTGAAACGATCCTGTGGCATTAGTTCCACCGAAAGTTCCGCCTGTTATTTCTATCTTTGCTCTGGCTCTTCCATCAAACCAATCGGTTATTCTTGTTCCATTATAGTAATGATAGATACGACCATCAGCAAACTGAGCCGCCGCATAAACTTGTCCATTAAAGAAATCAACAGATAGAACTTTTGTAAGCTCAACAGAGGGAGTTGGATGTTGCAAGCGAACATAGTTAATATTTGCTGGAGTACCTGATGCAAAGGTTACAGCACTCGATGCCACACTTCCAAAAACGTAAATTTGACCTCCAGAAGCCGCTAACCCTTTTGTATTTGCTGGAAGGTCTGCCAGAGATACGAATGCTGGTCGTTTCTCTATCTCTCCACCTCTAGTAATATGAGCATTCTCGAGTGTAACCAAAGTACCAGGTGTACTGGTAACATTCATTCTTCGGTTATCTAAACCACCTCTGAAATCCTCTACAAGTATGTATGGCATATTAACTTCCTACATTTGGAAATGGCGATACAATTCCTGTGGTCTTATAAGTGCTTGGAGCTTCTCCTCCTGAGATAATAAATGTCTCGTTTTTACTCATTCTTGCCTTGAGCCGCATATAATGAGCTTGAGCTTGAGCTAACTTATTCTGAGCATCTGACTGTTTTTGACGAGCTGAAACTTCAGCCGCCGCAAATAAAACTATAAGCTGGTCATCAAGATCGGCTGTGTCTGCTTCGGAAACAAAAGCACTCAGGTTCTTAATGCCATGAATACGAACCACATCCGCCAAAGTAGTAGCATTAGAATTGTTAGCTGGGATAGGCCATATCTCTATTTGACCAGTACCATACGCATCATATTTTTGAGTTGGTGATGATCTATCGCCAGCATCAGAATCGTGGCTATTGTATTCAGCACCAGCTATTCCATAATGCAGTTTTGTCCACTGAGAACCATGCTTAACTTCAACCCTTGTAATTCGTTCAAAAGTTAAGTCGTCTGGAATATCGTAATATCTTTGCCCAGCCGCTATTGTTAGATCTTTTGTAATCTTCAAAAAAGGCCAGTTATAATCTTCCCATAGCCTTTTCTGTGTTCTTTGAAGTAAATTGATTAAAGGATCTCGAGAGGCTTTTCCCAGACTTACTTGTAAAGAATGACCAATCTCAGATCTGAGATCAGTCAGCAAATTACCTAAAGAAACACCTCTCGCCATCTCATTTTATCCTTCTACATAAGCCTCATTAACATCTGGTGTTGACGGATCATCTGGAATAAAATGACCGGCACTATCCCTTGCTCGTTTCTTAGTTGCTTTCTTTTTTGAACTTTTTTCTGCTGCATTTTTTCTGTTTGTTTTCCACACAGGATCAAGGAGTTCATCTCCTATCTTTGCCTCAACAAGTGTTTTTGGCAGATCATTAAAATTTCCAAATAAAGCATTTACAACGTCATCTTTATACATAACTCCAAGTTCATCTCGGATACCTTCATCCGTTCTTTTCTCTTGACCAGTTATAATAATATTAGTGATCGCATCTCCACCATGAATGGATTGCAATAAAAGTATTTCTGGAACTGTAACGATAGGTTTGGGAACTGTCTGTCGGACATCCCCTCCTAAAGCTACAACACAGGAACATATATCATACATTTAAGACCTCCTTATTAATGTCAAAATTAGTATCCTCTTCCGCCCTTTTTTGGTTTCTTCTTTGGCATAATTGCCTCCTTAAATTAGAGGTGCGGAATATCGGGGAAGATAATTTCCGCACCTCGTTCTTCTGAAATCGCACAGGCTATGCGATTTCGTACACTCCATGACAGTTTAACTGCAATGCGGCTAAACTAGCTGTGGTAGTGATTGCTCGATACATAACGTACTGAGTAGCTGGACGAGCTGGCGAATGCCGTTTCATCTTCTCTCCTGTCATGTAATACATACAAAGTTTGCTACTATCGATAATGTAACATCTTTTGTCTGGGTTCTTGCCAGAAACAGTTAGATCGTCCAATGCTGGATCATACATAAATGTTAATCCATTATAGGTAATCTCACCCATCGCAATGTTATTGGTTTTAGCATAACCAGTTTGGGTGTAGTTTCCGTTTCTCCTTAACTCGTCTGCAAGACGATCCAAGAATAGAGATCCACAAACAGCAATATCTGGCTTACCACCATAACGCTTGAGCTGACGCATCTCGCTATGTAGAGTTTCAATTAACTCCTGACCAGTTGCCGATGTAGTAATCGCAACATTGGCTCGGTTTCTCCACCATGTATTTGACACAGTTGAAAAGCCACCAACAGTTGTTCCAGAAGCGGCTGGGTTATCTACAATAATGGATCTGATACCAGCAAGAGCTTTCGCATCTCCAGTTCCGTCACCATAAAGTAGAGTATTCATTCCAATAGAATACCCCTCCATCATGTCATCCAGCTTATCCTCAAGTAGATTGACCAAAACAGTCTGATCTCTACCAGAATTGTTGGAAGTTCCTGATGAAGTGGTCGTATCGGAAACTGTGATACCATCATGCTTCAATTCGGTTAGTGTTAGTGAAATACCAGAGTGGTGTTCCTTCCAAGGATATGCCGCTCGTTTGATATTCGCTGGATTCGCATAACTAACTGTATCGTTATGTGTATAGCCAGCAACTCCAGTAGTATAAGCACCTTTGATTGCTACTGAAAGTTCTCCTTTACCACCAGGAAATGATTTCGCCTTGCTGTCCATTTTTTGAAGCAAAGGCTTGTCCTGAAGGGTCTGGGAGTAGACATTTGGGCGATCGATATAATAATCCAACGCCGCATTCGCTATGTTAGCGAGTTCTGCCGATGAAAAAGCCATCGTTCTTCTCCTTTAATTTTTAAGCCGCTCCGTTCTGCAAAGCCATAGCTACAGCTTCCTGTAGGTTTTTAGGCTCGGCTTGGGGAGTTCCACTTAATTTTCCTCCAGATGCCGTTTTAATCGGTCGTTTGGTTGATCTTGAAGAATGCCTTTGATTAACTTCTTCATAGGCTTTGTTAGCTATTGCTAACGCTTCCGTTGATGATTTTGGCACTCCACTTTCTGCAACCATAACTTTTACTCGGTCATCTATTTCTGCACTTTTGAGGCTATAATCAGGATCAGATTGCTTGGTTTTTTGTTCCCACTCCGACACGACAGAAGCAATACTTCCTCTCTCGGCTTTAATTTGATTTGCCACTTGCTGTTGTTCTAAAGCCTCAAGTCTCTTTTGATTTTGAGTAGCTTGTGCTTTTGCTTGCGACAATTCTCTAGCCGCATCTTCGTCTAAGTAACCTTCATTAACCTTTTTCTGGATGTCCTCTGGCATAGTAACACCTGATGAAACCCCCAAATCTTTTACATACGGATTAATCGCCTCTAATGCGGCTTTTGGATCACTTTTCATTAGAGCCATGATCTTAAAACCTTCAGCGGCTTCTTCAGCAGAGATATTATTAGACTCCAGAAATCCTGTTATCTTCTGATACTCTGTCGAATCCGATTTGTATTTGTTACGCTGGTCAATGACCTCCTTAAATCTAGGATGCTTGTGGAATGGAACATCGTCAAAATTCTCTTCTTCAGTCTCAGCATTAACTGGAACATCAGAAGGTTCACTTGACTCCGCCTTGCTTTCCTCCTCTTCATTTACCTCTGAGGGCGGTGACTCCTCTTCAACTTCTTCCTTCTTCATTGCGTCTTGTACGACACTCAAAAGAGTTTCTTCAGTCTCTTCACCTTGCTCCGATGACGAGTCGGTAACTTGATCGTCCTGTATTTCTTCAGAACTGGTGGACGTTTCCAGCTCTTCAGCTTCTTCAGCCATGTTTGCGTCCTTTCTTTTGTGCTGTATAGCACTTGTATGAAGTATACTCTAAGTTGATCTTCATTTTCAACAATGTGAGCATACTAAATTCTTCCTCCCATCGGATTGTTACCTCCAGATGGTAATTGCCTTGGAGCATTATCAGCTCCTCCTTGCGGCACTCCTTGTAAAGCTGGATCTCCTGTTCCTTGCCCTTGTTGGCTATTCATAGCAACAATGGAGGGAACTTGAGCCGCAAATGCAGATTTTAAGTCTAGTTTATCATCGAGTCGCTTCAGTAATTCTTTTGCTAACCATTTTGGATCAATACCAGGAATTTGTAATAGGAACGGCATTATTCTTTCAATATTAGCTAGTTCCGCCGCTCTATTTGGTTTTCCTGTTGACCCAGCCTCTATCTCCAAAAAGATCTCTTGCATGATCTCTTCTCTGGTCATATCAGGCCAAACAGCTCCAATCCCTACTATCTTTTTAACTTCCTCAACCGATAGTTCTGCAAGCATGATCTGCCCAGCCGCCCGAGCCACATCTGACATAAAGCTATCAAGCTCATCAACATTTGCTCCAAGAGTAGACATCCGAGCTGACTCAGCAATACTGGTTTCTGTAGCTGTAGCTTTAGAAACTCCACCGAATTGAGCTTCTTGAGCACCAACCACAAGCTGAATATCATCAAAGATCGAACTGACTTCATAAAGATTAGGATCGATACCAATCTGACCTACTGGTTGAATAACATCATTTACCTTCTGTCCAGCCGCTAGAGCTTGAAGCTCGAGAACAGCATTCGCTGGATGCGTAGCTAACTTTTCCTTATCTTCCTCCTCCAACATTCCAGCTGGTGCGGCATATTTAGGTCTGTTTGCTCTTCTATGCTCTCGTAGTCCTTGTCTTGCACGATTATATTCATGTTGCATTGGCAATAATAAATGAACATCAGAAGGTGGATATAAGTGATCTTTGTGTTCTACTTCGTTAAAAACGAGAGTATAAATAGGCCAGAATGTTTCCACCTTTACATCTGGTGACATTGGCTCTCTTAGAAAATCATCATGTCCATCCGCAACACAATATTGCAATCCAGTTTTTCGGTCATACACTTCGTAAACAAGAACTAATCCTTCTTTGTCTCCATCCGTATTTTTGCTCGAATGATAGTTGTCCACCATATCGTGAGATCTTCCTTTTAGATCATACCCTGTATAATCATTTTTAAGATCTACACTGTAAATTTCCTTAACTTCTTCTGGAGTTAAATAAAGTTCGTGAGCGATCCAAGCCGCACCAACAAATCCTCGGAGCTGACGGCACATTGGATCAACAATTACGCTATCACTTTCTGGGAAATCAAAGACTAATCCTTCACGAATAACAATCATCGGCTCTTCCATTAGAGCTTTTAAAGACAGCATCAACTCTTCAATCTGAGGATCATCTTCTTGTATTTCACCTTCAGCGGCCTCGGAAGCTACCCTTCTGATATAATCAAGTTGTGCTTGAACATCTGAAATCTTAGCGGCAACCTCTGGCTGTCTATCCAGATCTCTCTGGAAACCTACTTTCACAAATCCAATACCAGTTGTAATTACTCTACGAACCAATGCTTTCATCTGACTTTTAAAACCAGGTTCTTGCTCCTTCATATAATACTCAAATAAATGTTCGATAGTTAAAGCAACATTATCCAGCATTTTCGCATGGTTTTCGGCATTGACATAATCTTGAACAATCGCTGATGCCTCTGGAGGCACTGGCAAGCCATTTTGAGAAGCTACTTCTGAAGCCTGATATGCCATAGCTAAAGTATTAGAATCGCCATCCCAAAATTGATGCTCCATCCTAGCTCTTCTTTTCGCAACGGCTGTAGGATTTTTTGCATACAAAGTTGCTGTTCTTTGCTGAACATGACGCTGAAGAATATTGGCAACATAGTTATCACCTGACCAATCTTTATCATCATAACCTTTCAGAGCCGCATCCATATCTCTTTTCATTTGCTTAAATGAATCACTATGAAATTGCTTCGCTTTTTTAACCTTTGAAATCCACTGGCTTACTAAACGCTTTCTTCGCTCTGTTGGCTCTTTCTTTTCTTCTTCAACCGAAACGATTGTCATTTCTTCGTCCATCACCAACCTCCAGTTGCTTTGTTATGTTTAATTTCTTTCTGCTCTTGTCTTGAAGCATATTTAACCCACCCCATTGTTCCTACCTCTGGGATTAAATCATCCTTGGAAACAACACCTCCTGGTACTGCTAATCTTGATAAACCCATACCAACCCAAGCCAAAGTATCGACAAAATCATCATGCCTTGTATTCGGGAATTTAAGTAATTCATCTACAGCTTTTTGCGTCCAAGGAGATACTTTGGGCAGCAAAACTTTTTTCATTGCCATCCGACCCATGATTGATTGGGATCTCTGGACTTTGTTATGTACTGGAGTGACCTCTTCAATTCGGCAATAAGTCCTTTCCTCTGCCATTCTTTTTCTGAGAAATGGCCCGATTGCCTTACTGATATGTCCTTTTTCTGCCCACCAAATAAGAGGTTTCCACTTCTTCATTAAGGAAAGCATTGCATTTACTACTTTATCCGCTGGTTGTTTCTCCCACCAGCAATCGAGTAAATAAATATCATCGTTCTTATCTACTCCTACAATGAGCAAACAAGTGGCATCATTTCGTGTTTTATCCGTTCCGACAGCATGATCGGAAGCCGCATAAATACGCATATCTTCTGGCATATTCTTTCGATCATAGAAAACTAGATTATCTCTTTGAAACAGATCTCCATCCTCGGGAGTTGGTCGCCCTTGATAAAGAGCCGCAAAACCTCTGGGATCTAATCTTCTTTGAGCTTCCATAAACTCCATATCAAACCTCTCAGGCCATAGCAGATCTCCGTTCTCTCTACCCAATGGATCATCATCCTCTGCTAATGCTGGTAGGTTTATAATCTTCCATTTAGAGGCTTCTTCCTCTGAGAAATGTGGATTAGTAGGATCAGTCAAACGACCAATCAGATCATCTTCGTGCCATCTGGTTTGCACTATTACGATAGATGCTGTCGCAGTCATTAATCGTGTCATTAGAACTTGAGCAAACCACTGCCATAGCTGTTCCCGAGTTGTGGGTGAATTGGCTTCTATGCTGTCCTTAATAGGATCATCGAGAATAACAAAATCACCACCTCGACCAGTAATAGATCCACCTCTTCCAACGAATACCGACATTCCTCCGCTTTCAGTCTGGATTCTGGATTTAGAAGCACCACCTTTCCGAAACCCGAACTTTGGAAATATCTGCTTATATTGTGGCATTGCCATGATATTCCGTACATCAGCACCAAAGTCCTTTGCGAAATCCTCATTATATGTCGCAAAAATGACGTTTCGATAGGGATCTTTACCTTGTAACCAAGGAACAAATCGCCTTGAAATTAGCTCTGATTTACCATGACGAGGCGGCATAGAAACAATCAATCTGGGGATATGACCTTTCTCAACCTTCTCTAATACCTTTGCCAATGCTCTGTGATGCTTGGCATCCTTAAACATCGACAATTCCAGATTATCTGGTTCGTCTGGATCAGGCATTGTATACTTAACAAACTTTAAAAGATCAGTACGAGCCTCAATCGCCAGCTTAGTTCTCTTAGCGGCGGCGATCTTTTTCTCAAGTTCACTTATTTGTTTTAAATTACTCATACTTCTCCCAATGTGGTGAATCGAGGAAATAAGACCTACCAGCCGCCTTGCGAGTATCAACATATTCGTCCATCATTTGCTCACAAGTCATGTTGGGTTTGCAGACATCTTTTATATGCCATGCTGAACCCCAACGTAGAGATTGCATACCCACTTCTTTAGCCGCCTTAATCATTGCATCACCGACTTTTTGATAAACTGTATGCTCCCAGCAAACCTTTCCGTCTGAGTCATAAGCCAATAGATCCACCGCCCATGAATGCCCATCATCTTGTAATAGATGCTTGCTGTTCATTGTTTGGCTACGGCCTTCAGCAACAAGTTTCTTTTGTCGATCAAAATCTCTGACCCCTTCCGTAACTCCAAAATCGACTGTACTCAGTTCTATGGCTTTTTTTACAGTTGCTACGAGATCTGGATGTACTCCCTCGAGCCTACTTAACGATCTATCACTTAATCTAAATGTCATTTTTTCCCTCCAAAAAACTTTGTTGCTGATCTAATTCCAAAACTGGCGGCTACAACTACACCAAAAGAATATGTGTACCATGCTGGTGCTTGGCTCAAAGCCTCGAACCCCTTGAATGCCATCTCTCGGGTCGTATCACTTATGAAGCAGAGCAGAAATGGTATCGATAATAATCCAACTATCCACTCGTCCTTATATGATGTCTGGGTAGCTTTCATTGCTTCCAGCTCCCAATCAATATCTCCAGTAGCAATTTTGAGATCTTTCTGAGCTTTCGCTTTGGCGGCGGCTTGCTTTCCTTCCAGAAAGGTTGTCGCTATTCCACCGATAATCTTTAATGCACCAAACATTTACTTCTTCTTCCTTTCAATCCGCAACCGAATGTAATTAATGGTTGTGTTAGCTGTAATCATCACGACTAACCAAAATTCCCACCAAAACATCTCAGCACTAAAAATCATTTCTTTTCGTGTCCTAGCCACACCGCAAAACAAGCTGAAAAACAGCCAAAAATTATTGAACATAATCCGCTCTGCTCCAGAGTAGGAGCTTCTAAAGCCATAAACCAAATAGTGACTTGAAAGCACATTATGGTAATGGCAATCATCATTAATCGGGGAAGTATCTTCCACCTTAAAAACCGCTCCATAGTTACTTCAGCCACTAATTAAATCCTCCTAAAAATCTTGCCCAATAAATAAGTCCGGCAAGTCCTCCAACCATCACCACAACAAGACCCACTATCCCTGTCCAAAATATAATTGCCTCGTTCCTCAATCTCTCTTCCTCTTTTTGTGCCGCTCTACGCTTTCGAGCTTCCACTTGATATTTCTGCCAATCCGTCCATAAACCAGGACGACCAGCCCAGATCATTATTTCCCTGAGTTGTTCTTCTGCCTGACGCACTTGTTCTAAGGCTTGAAACTCCTCTAAATCGTTTGCTGTTGTTCCTTTTAATCGACCTAAAAATCCTGTCCTCTTTCTTTCTATCTTCTCTTTAAGATCACTTTTGACCCCAACCACTGTACCAATCTGAGAGATGCACTTGGCAAGATCCCCAGAGTTTGAAACAGTTGTTTTAATGATTTTAAAGGCGGCATTGAAGGCGGCGAGTTCGGCAAGCATTTCTCTTGTTCCCTATTCACTTTAGGTGGCCTTCCTCTTTTCTTTTTTTCTGCCATCAGCTCATCCTCATTAAGATGCTTACCAGCATTGTAATTACTGCTCCCATGCCTCCCACAAGGAACACTTCTAATCTCTTCAAACGATAAAAGATTTCTTTAAACTGGATATGAACCTCCGTTTCCAGCTTCGTTATTCTTGAATCCAAAGATGATAAAGTTGGCTTACTCATGCGGCTATTTCC